ACGCACTGGCCAACCCTCAGGATCGCAAGCTGTGGGAAGCCGCTGCCTTTGAGCGTGAGTGCTCTGAGGCTGCTGCTGCCAAGGCTGGCAAGACCGCACAGGGCATCATGGTGCCCAATGAGGTGCTGCGTCGTGATCTGACTGTTGGCACTGCTTCGGCTGCTGGCGATCTGGTCGGTACTGACTTCCGCCCCGGTTCGTTCATCGAGCTGCTGCGCAACCGCTCTGCTCTCGCCGGCCTCGGCGTGACCAGCCTCACTGGCCTGAGCGGCAACGTGGCGATCCCCCGTCAGACCGGCGCTGCTACCGCCTACTGGGTGGCTGAGTCTGGCTCTCCCACCGAGAGCAACCAGACCGTGGATCAGGTGAACATGTCGCCCAAGACTGTGGGCGCCTTCACCGACTACAGCCGCCGCCTGATGCTGCAGTCCAGCATCGACGTTGAGCAGATGATCCGCCAAGACCTTGCCACCGTGTTGGCCCTCGAGATCGACCGCGTTGGTCTCTATGGCCTGGGCAACTCCAACCAGCCCCTCGGCATCAAGCTCACCACCGGCATCAACACCGAGGACTTCGGTGCTGCTACTCCCACCTACGCCGAGGTGGTGAGCATGGAGAGCAAGATTGCTGCCGACAACGCCGACATCGGCGCCATGGCTTATCTGATGAACGCCACCATGCGCGGCGCTCTGAAGACCAAGGACAAAGGCACCGATACCGGCGCCTACGTGTTCGAGCCTGGCGGCACCGTCAACGGCTACAACGCTGTGGTGAGCAATCAGGTGGCCAGCGGTGACATCTTCTTCGCCGTGTGGAGCCAGCTGATCATGGGCATGTGGTCTGGCTTGGATCTGACCGTGGATCCCTACACCCACAGCACCAGCGGCACCGTGCGCGTGGTTGCTCTGCAGGATGTGGACTTCGCCGTCCGTCATCCCGAGGGCTTCTGCCGCGGCAACAACACCCTCTGATCTGATGGAGGCGGGGCGGTCTAACGGCCGCCCCTTGAATCTATGAAGGTCAAGATCCTGAGTCAGACAAGCATCGCAGGCGTGCCAGCGCGCGTTGGTGATGTCTTTGAGGTGAGCGATGTCGATGCACGGCTGCTGCTGGGCAACGGCAAAGCTGAGCAGGTGGCTGATGCCCCTGTGGTGACTGAAGAGCCTGCGCCTGCGCCGGCAAAACGCAAACCCCGCACAAAGGTGACCACCGATGGCGATCTACCAGCAGACGCTTGAAAAGCTGCAGCACTTCACGCTGCTTGCCACCACCACCATCACCGGCACTGGTGATCAAACCGGCGTAGACCTTCTGGAATACGACGGCGACATCCAGGTGATCCTGTCCGGCACTGCTGCCGGTTCTGGCGCCGATCTGACCTTTCGCTTGGAAGAGTCCGACGACAACGTGACCTACACCGCTGTGACCGGCGGCGGCTTCACCGCTATCGGCAACACTGCCGCCAAGCAGGTGAAGACCCTGAACCGCGATGAGCTGAAGCGCTACGTGCGCCTGAGCTGCACCGCTGAGACAGGCACTGCTTCCAGCGCTGTCACCTGCTTCGGCTACGGCCTGAAGAAGTACGGCTGATGGCGATCACCGAGGATCTAAACCTGTTCCTCGACGACTTCGGCGTCAGCTGTACGGCTGGCGCCGTTTCGGCATTGGGCATCTTGGACATGCCCACGCAGGTGGTTGCAGGCGAGATGGTGCTGAGCACCGACTACACGCTGACGGCCCGTGCGGCTGATTTCGGCGGGCTCAAGTACGGCGACAGCATCACGGTGGCCACGGTGGCGTACACAGTGCGCGAGACAAGGCTTATCGATGACGGTGCGTTCGTTGAAATCGGACTGCAGAAAACATGACCACACGCCGCGAGACGATCCTGGCTGCAGTGCGCACTGCACTGACCAACACCACCGGCGTCAGCACCCGGATCTATCGCAGCAGGGTGGAGCCAATGGCACGGGCCGAAAGCCCTGCGATTGTGATTGAGCCGGTGAACGATACGGCCGAACAAAACACCAGCCTGCCAACGCTGGACTGGAGCCTGACGGTGCGGGTGAGCGTGATCGTGCGCGGCACTATCCCAGACCAGCTGGCCGATCCGATTGTTGAAAGCCTGCACAGCAAGTTGATGGCCGACCTGACGCTCGGCGGTGTTGCGATGGACATCAGGCCGCAGAGTGTGAATTTTGAACTGGTCGAAGCGGACCAGCCAGCTGGTGTGATCAGCTGCGACTACCTAATCCGCTATCGCACCGCTAACGCTAACCTCGCAACAGCGTGATGGCTACGATGGTGGATGAACACTGGGGGCAAGGCGGCACATACCTGCTGAACCCCAAAACCGGCAAGCGAAAGCTCATCGAGCGGACGGAGCCGGCCCAACCCTCCCAACCTGACGAGGTAGAGAGCAATGCCGCTCCTGAGTCGCAAACGCCTGATCCTGGCGAAAACTGAAAGCACCTACGGGACCGACCCGACGCCAACTGGATCGTCTGATGCGATCTTGGTGCGCAACTTGGAAGTTACCCCGTTGCAGGCTGATGTTGTCACCCGCGACCTGATCCGCCCTTATCTGGGCAACAGTGATCAGCTGCTGGCCAACACCCGCGTCGAGCTGACCTTTGAGGTTGAGCTGGCCGGCTCCGGCACTGCTGGCACTGCTCCTGCCTACGGCCCAGTGCTGAAAGCTTGCGGCCTGTCTGAGACCGTTGTGGCCACCACCAGCGTGACCTATGCGCCGGTGAGCGCCAGCTTCAGCAGCTGCACGATCTATTTCCACAACGACGGCATCCGTCACAAGCTGACCGGCTGCCGCGGCAGCTTTAGCTTGAACGCTGAGGTGGGCCAGATCCCGGTGATCAGCTTCACCATGACGGGCATCTACAACGCCCCGACTGATGTAGCTCTGCCTACGCCCACCTACGCGAATCAGGCTGCACCGCTGATCTTCAAGAACGGCAACACGTCCAACTTCTCGATCTTCAGCTACAGCGGCTGCTTGCAGAGCCTGAGCTTTGATGTCGCCAATGAGGTGATCTATCGCGAGCTGGTGGGCTGCACCAAAGAGGTGCTGATCACCAACCGCGGCCCCAACGGCACAGCTGTGATCGAGGCGCCGACCATCACGGCTAAAGACTTCTTCACGATCGCTAACGGTTCGAGCACTGGCTCGATCACCTTCCAGCACGGCGCTACCGCTGGCAACATCGTGACGTTCACCGCAGCTCAGTCGGACATCGGCAGCCCGTCCTACACCGATCAGGACGGCATTCAAATGCTGAACCTGCCCTACCTGGCCATTCCGTCCAGCTCGGGCAATGATGAGCTGAGCCTCGCTTTCACCTGATAGGAGCCCTGCATGGCGTTTGTTCTCAAACAGTCCGACACCTACACCTGGCCAGTCGCCTTTGACGTTCCTGTCGATGGCGGCCGCCACGAACGGCAAACATTCGACGGTGAGTTCAAACGCCTACCCCAAAGCAAGGTCGGCCCCATGGTGGCTGAACTGCAGCGGCTAGAAGATCTGGGCGATCTTGACCGGATCACCGAGATAGCAGCTGGCGTATTGGTTGGCTGGTCTGGCATCAGCGACGATGCCGGCAAAGAAATCCCCTTCAGCCAGAAGGCTTTGGATCAGCTGCTTGAGGTGCCCTTCCTCGCGGTTGCCGTTCTCAAGGCTTACATGGACAGCCTGAAGGGAGCCAAGAGAAAAAACTGACAGAGGCCGCTGAGCATTGGGCTGGCGGCGGCGTCATCGACGATACGCAGTCCGATGCGGCGGCCTTTGGTTTGGCATTGCCCGAGCAAACAGTCGAACACTTTGAGGTATGGGAGGAGAACTGGCCGGCGGTTGAGATGTTTCTGCGATGCCAGACGCAGTGGCGCACCACGATGAACGGGCTGCTGGGCCTCGATTACGGAGCTGTGGCGTGGCTCCTTAGACTGTATGAAGTGGAAGACCCGCGCGCGCTGCTGGAGGATCTGCAGGTCATGGAAGCAGCGGCACTGATGTTCTTGCAGGAGCGGAGCGGCTGACATGAACCTCGACGCACTGCTGCGGATTAAGGCGGACGTTCAAGGCGAGAACAACATCCGCCGTCTCGGCAACTCGATGCAGGGCCTGCAGGGGCAGGCCAAGAACGCAGCGCTGGGCTTCAGCAACCTGAAGAGCGCTGTGGCGGGCTTTGGCGCAGCGATTGCAGGCAGTGCGATCGTTGGCGGATTGTCGGCAATCGTCAAGAAATCGATCGATGCTGGCGATGAGCTGTTCAACCTGCAGGCAAAAACAGGTGTTGCCGCCAATGCGCTGATCGGTATCGGCAACGCGGCCAAGCTGGCCGACGTGGACATGGCGACCCTCGGCAAGGGTTTGACCAAGCTCAACATCAACCTGGTAAGGGCTGCAGAAGGCAACGACGATCTTGCGCGCAAGTTCCAAGCGCTAGGCGTCAACGTCAAAGACGCAAACGGCCAAGTGGTGCCGGCCGATCAAGCGCTGAAGCAAATTGCCGATCGATTTGCTGACATGCCTGACGGCGCGCAAAAGGCTGCAGCTGCCGTAGCGCTATTTGGCAAAGCTGGCGCTGATCTGATTCCGTTGCTCAACGAAGGAGCAGCGGCGATGGATGAGTTCACCTACAAGGTGAGCGACGACTTTGCCGCTCGCTCGGATCTGTTTAATGACACGATTGCCGAGCTTGGCATCAAAACGCAGGGCTTTGGCCTTGAGCTAACTGATGCGCTGCTGCCAGCGTTGCAGTCGATCCTCGAGGTGTTTGGCGAGCTGTTCGATACCAAGCAGGATTGGACGGCGCTTTTTGACGTGATCAAGGTTGGTGTGCGCAGCCTTGCCACGGTCTTGCTGGCAATGGTCAAGCTGGTCGATGAGGCTGTGCGGGTGATTGGTAGCTTTGCCAAACGCGCACAGCTGGTATTTGCGGGCGATTTTGCTGGCGCCAGAGCTGAAGCAGATCGCTTTGGCAGCGACTTTATGCAACGCTTCCAGACCAGCGTTGACCAGTTCCAACGGCTTTGGACTGACTCAGCCTCGCCTGGCACGGGGATGCGCCGCGGCGGCCGCAACATGGCGCTGGACACAAGCGCTGCTGATCGTGAGCGTGACGCAGCAGCTCGCAAAGCAGCAGCAGAGGCTAAGCGCGCAGCCAGTGAGCAGGAGCGGCTCGAACAGCGGCGCTATGACCTTGGCCAGCAAGCGCTCGACCTGCAAGAGGATCTACGCCGCAAGATTGAGGACGTGAACGCCGCCTATGCAGGCGTTGGACTAACCCCTACGCAAGATCTGCAGCAACAACGCAACGATGCGATCACAGAAAACAGCCGGCAGGTGGATGACCTAACCCGCAAGGTGATCGAGCTAGTGCGTGACGTGAACGCAGCAGGCGGGGAGATTGATGTGAAGCCTTTTGAGCAGCTGATCAACACGCTGTCAGCAGGCAACGTGACATTGGCTGACAAGGCGTTTACTCAAGGTCTGATCGACCTGCTACCAGCACTGCAGGAGTATGACGACAAGATTGCTGAGGTGGTCCGCGGCAAAGTGCAATTAACCGAGCTGGAGAAGCTCAACGCACAGATCAGCCAGCTGCAGCTCGACATCCTTGCTCAAACCAACCCAGCGTTAGCTCAGCAAATTGCACTGCTGCGCGAACGAGCAGGCGCGTTGGATGCTGCAACCAAGAAGCAAGAAGAGAGCGCCAAGAGCTTTGGCACGCAGTTTCGCGACAGCTTCAAGCAGGCTTATGACTCGGCCACCAACCTTGGTGCCAACCTTGCAAGCATCGCCAGCAACGGCATCGATGGACTGACGAACGCCATCGTTGAGTTTGCGTCAACCGGCAAGGCAGCGTTCAAGGAGTTCGCCGCCTCGGTGCTCAAGGATCTCGGCGCAATGCTGATTAAGTTCTCGATCTTCAAGGCTGTCGGCGCCATCTTCCCTGGCCTGAACCTCGGCGGCGCCTTTGCCAATGGCGGCGTCATGACGGCAAGCGGCCCGGCACCGCTTAAGCGTTACAGCCAAGGCGGCATCGCCAACCGCCCCCAGCTGGCGCTTTACGGCGAGGGCAGCAAGCCTGAGGCGTATGTGCCGCTTCCCGATGGCCGCCGCATCCCTGTGGCGCTGCAGGGGCAAGACAAGATGCGCGAGGTCATGGGTGCCGGCCCGGCGCAAGGCGCCACCACGCCGGTGCTGAACATGAGCTTCCAGAGCACCAACATCGGCGGCGTCGAATACGTCAGCCGCGACCAGCTGGAGGCTGCCATGGCTGAGACCAGGCGCGCTGCATCCCGCGATGGCGCACGCCGTGGCATGAGCATGACTCTCGATAAACTGCAGCAGAGCCCGTCCACCCGAACCCGTGTGGGGCTGCGCTGATGGCTGAGCAGTTTCCGCGGATTAAACCGACCACCCGAGCCTTCAAGCTTGGCGCGTTTCCGGTGAAGACTTACCGGGCACTTTCGGGCGCCACGGTCAAACGCGCTTTCGGCAATCGCGCGACGAGCTACGAGCTGCAGCTCAGCTACGACAACATCTCAGACGACACCACCTCGCAGCTGCTGGCGCATTACAACGGCAGCAGCGGCGGCTTTGAACGCTTCACGCTTCCGGCGGACCTGTTCGCCGGCATGAACGACACGCTGCGCGGTTACATCCAAAGTCCCACCAGCATCAAATGGGAATACGCCTCGCCGCCTGAAGTGCAGTCAGTGTTCACTGGCCGCAGCCGTGTGTCGATCACACTGCTCGGGGAGCTTGACTACTGATGGCTGAGCTGCGGATCTGTCAGTTCTTCAAGCTGCGCACGACTGACGGCGCCACCCACCGCTATCAGAACTATTTCATTGGCCAGAGCGCCTCGCTGCAAAGTGAGAGCTACGCCTTCGCACCGTTCCGAGCTGAGGGTGCGCTGGCGACGCTGAACGGCGAGAACGCGCAGCTGCAGGTGTTATTTCCGCACGTCGATTTCGCGCTGGTGCTGGTGGAATCAGGCAACGGCAACCGCCTGAGCGAGCTGGAGCTGACCACGGCTTGGCTGAACGCTGCCGGCAGCATTACCAACACCACCACCGACTACTACATCGGCCTCGGGGCCAGCTTTAACGACACCACGATCGAGCTACGCTTCCGCTCAGCGATCGACAGCGTTGGCTCCAACTTCCCTGGCCGCACACTCACCCGCGAGATGGTGGGACCACTACCGCTCAACAGCGAGCTGTACCTGCGATGAACGATCTGGTCGGACTGCGTTACGGCTGGGGGCATCGGCCTGGTGACGGCAGTGGCTGCACCGACTGCTTTCAGCTGGTGTGCGAAGTGCGTGATCGGCTTGGCTTGATCGACTACCGCGATCGCTTTGCTTGGGTTTACGAGCGCTACACCGAAGACAGCTTCCCGCGCCGGCTACTGGCCCGCTGGCTGCTGCAGCATGGCAGACGCCTGCAGGCACCTTGGCATGGCGCCGTCGCGCTGTTGCCGGCCGCTGCTGGTGGCGCCTTGGGAATCTGCATTGAGAACCGGGCCATCTTCCTCGGGCCGGGGCAGAATGTTGTTCAGGCTTCCCTGCCGCAGGGCGTAGGGCGTTTCTTCTGGATGGTGCGATGACACGGAAGCTCCTCCCTTACGAATACGAGCTGATCCGTGCGCTCAAGATTTCCAAGGAGGACTATCTCGACTTCCTTTCGGCGCAGCACGATTTCACACGCTCGCCTGAGGAGAAGCTAGAGGAGCTGCGCGGTGAGCCCGTCAGCATCGTGCTGGCAGTGGTCGGCATTTTGTTTTCGGCCGCCAGCTACCTTCTGACGCCTAAACAGGAGGTGCCGGAGCAGCGCAACCAGCGCCAGCGTCGTGATCAGGTCTTCGCTCCGCGGTTCGGCTTTAACTCGCAGCAGGAACTGGCCAAATACGGCGATCCGGTCAACCTGGTCTACTGCAACACCGACGACAACCCGACCGGCGGCGTGCGTGTTGCCACCTCGCTGATCTGGTCGGCTGTCCACAGCGAAGGCTCAAGTCAGTTCATGCAGATGCTGCTGGCGATCGGCGCAGCCAACATCGAGCAGATTGCACCAGGCCGGATTGCATTCGGCCAGACCCCGATCCGCCAGTTTGCCGCTGGCAAGACTTGGGCCTATTTCGGCGCCAACCGGCCGCTGCAGTTTGGCGATCTGCTGCGTGGTGACACCACCGACCCCACTCGGATCGGTGAGGCCAGCAGCAGTCTTGCGTATCGCACCACGCTGGTGGGCGACCAGCACGCAGAAGGCTTCAGCCAAGCGTTTTCGCCCAGCACCATGACGCGGTTCGGTGTCTATGCGCCGATCCCGATCAATGTTGTCTACATCGACCGCGACGAGGACGGCGACGAGAAAGATGCCCCACTGGGAATCGAAGTCAGTGGTTTGGAAAGCTACTGGCCGCTGAACGTCTTCAATGACGCGCGCCCGGTAGTGCCTGTTGGCCAGCAGATGACGCTGATCTTCAGGCAGATCGGCTCAGGTGGCAACGACACTGCTCGAGCTGCAAAGGAGCTGCGCCGCACGTTGTCCAGCTACATCGATGCTGCCAGCACCTACAGGCTCGGCAGTGCGAAGTTCCGCGTGGCAGCACCAATCAAAAACGTCGAGCTGGAAGACGGCGCAATGCGTGTGGTGATGCAATGCGTCGAATCGGGCGTAATGCCTGTGGAGGATTACAACACCACTGACTTCAAGCAGAACGGCCGTGAAGCCAAGCGCGAGCTGGAGATTCTGCAAAGAGAGGTTGATGCACTAAACGCACAGCTGCTGCGCAATGAGCCGATTCTGCTGCCTGGCATTGGCGATCAGGCACGGGCAAAGCTGGCTGAGATTAGGTGGCTGAAGGACTTCATCAACGACCTGACAGACCGGCAATGGTCATCAGGAGAAATCGATCAACTGCTGGCCAATGCAGAGTATTTTGACCCTGCAGTCGTCAACTTTGCTCAGCAGGTTGATAACTACCGCGAGTGGCGCAAGCAGCTGCGTGACGCAATTGAGGACGAGCTGGATAAGCCCAGCCGGGACCGCAACCGCAATGCAATCCGCAACTGGCGCAGCCAGCTGGCTGATGCCAACCGCCAGATCAAGCGTTCACAGGCGAAGCTTGACCGTGCTCTCAACCAGTACGGCTTGGCGAGCAATGGCCCGCTGCGGGCTGACAAGAGGCGTCTCAACGAGCGAGAAGAACGCCTTAACAACGAAATCGCGGAACTGGCATCCAAGGCCAACAACCTGGACCTGGAAGCAATGGCGGCGCGTGATGCAAACCTGCGCAGTCAGATCGCAATCAAGAACGACCGAATCGGCTTCTTGCAGCGCTACCTCGAAAACCCCAACAGCTGGAACGATTTCTTTAACACCAAATGCCTGGTGAAGATGGAAGAGGCCGCCTACGAAACCATCACCGAGTGCCGCGTGGTGGATTTCGCATTGAAGGCCAAGGTTTTCAAGCGCATTCAAGGCCGCGCCAAGAAGTACGGCGAAGAGAGCGTCAAGCGTTACCGCGACAGCGACAACGGCACCAAAGTTCGGGCAGCATTCTTCTGGCTGTTTTACCGTCGCACCGGCCAAGAATGGAGCCGCGTGCCGTACATCTTCGGCGTTCGCCGCGGCGCTGATGTTGAAAACTTCATTTCGCTGAAGTTCATCGCCGGCGACAATCTTGGGAAGTGGCAGTTCAAGTTTGACCCCATCGCGGAGCCAGCGGCCGAGATGCTCTACCTCGGCGCCGCCGATTTTGCCTACATCGAAAACAGCGGCGATGTAGTAACGATTGGCGGCCCTGCCGGTGGCCAATTCACCTTCCTTGGGTCATTGCGTGGCCGTCAGGGCCTCAAGCCACCGATCAACGTCAACCCCTACGAAGTGGACGAGTGGGGCTTGTTTTCGGTGCGCTCGGACACGCAAACCAGTTACAGCTTTGAGGGCGGCCCTGAGTTCTCGATCAGCGCCGTCACCGAGCAGAGAACCGAAGCGTTCAGCGTCTACCCCAACCTCTACAGCGGCTTGAGCCTGCTGGGCTTTAACGCCTACAGCGGCCAAGGTATTCAAGATCTGCGTTCGGTTTCAGTGTTTGCGCAGAAGGGCAAGAGGGTGCGCCGGTTGCGCGACGACGGCAGCTATCCCAGCGAGCCGGACGGCAGCAGCAGCTACGCGCCAGACATCTTCCTCGACACGATCCTCGACACGCAGAACGGCATCGGCCGCTTTGCCAAAATCGGCGGCATTGATCTGCAGGCGCTGGCACTGGCCAAACGCTTCTGCCGTCAGAACCAGCTGTTCATGGATGCCGTCATTGCAGAGCAGGTGCCGTGGCGCCAGTTCTGGGCCGAAGTGGCGCCGTTCTCGCTGCTTGAGCTGGGCCGCGTTGGCGGCCGCGAGACGCTAGTGCCCGCAGTGCCTGTTGACGGCGCCGGCAACATCACCCGCTCAGTGCCGATCGCCGCGCTGTTCAACCAGGGCAACATCCTTGAGGACAGCTATCGCGAGGAGTTCATCGATTTCGGCAGCAACGTCCAGGATCTGATTGCATCGATCATCTACCGCGACACCGAGATTGACGGCGTGTTCCCACGTAACCGCAGCGTCGAGGTCAGCCTTGCTGATGCGACCGAAGCCAATGCAGTGCGCCAGACCTTCGACATCTCGCAGTACGTCACCAACCGCAGCCAAGCAATCCTGTTCGGCAAGCTGCTGTGCAACCAGCGCCGCTACGTGCGCCGGGCGATTGATTTCGCCACCTTCCCGACTGACAGTGTGCTCGAGCCCGGCAGCTACATCTATGTGGCGCTTGGCGAGAACCAGTGGGATCGCGTCAGCACTGGCGTGATTGAAGCTGGCGGCGTGCTCAACACCCCAATCGGCCAAGTGCCCAATGGCAGCGGCCTCAAGGCGCTCGTTTACCAGTCCGGCAGCGGCGTCATCACCGTGGACAGTGTGACGGTCAGCAATGGCACGGCCGCCGCCCTGGCGCCTTACGCCGGCCGACTGTTTGTGCTCGGCAGCACCATCACCAGAAAGCGGGTATTCCGAGTCACTGAGGTGCAAATGGATGAAGAGGGCGAGGTCGCCGTGAAAGCCATTGAACATCCGTGCGTCGAGTCCGGCTCGCAGACCTTGAGCCTGATCGCTGACTTCAGTGATAGTGCTTTCACTGTTCGCTAGCCTGATTTAAGACTGGGCCGCCGTTCATGGGCTTTTACACAGGCCGCACGGGCAAACTGGAGTTCTGGGACGGCGCGGCCTACAAGCCTGTGGCCAAGATCCGCGACTGGTCGCTCGAGACCAGCGTTGAGCTGCTCAGCACGACAGTTGTGGACAGCACCTCAAGCACCTACACGCCTGGCCTGAAGTCCGCCAGCGGTAGCGCCACGCTGCTTTACTACCGCCTCGAGGCTGGCGAATCGGCAAGCCTCACCGAGTTCACCGCGTTGCTGAGCAAGATCCAGAAGGTTGGCGCCATCACCGACACCGATCGCGTCAAGCTGCGCCTGCGTGTCAGTGATAACGCCGCCGACGATATTGAGTTCTTTGCTTTCATCACATCCGCGCAGGTTGGTGTCAGCACTGGCGAGCTTGTGGTGGTGCCGATCCAGTTCTCGGTTGACGGCGACTTCCTTGCTGGAGGGGTGATCGCATGACGTTCTTCCTCGGCACAAAGGGGAACGTCAGACTGCGCCGCGCCACATCGGTGCTGATCAATGCACTGCAGGATCAGATCGATGCTGCCGACGTGAACACCAGCCTGAACCGGCTGAGCTTTGATGGCGCTAGCGAAAACCTGCTCACCGGCGATCGCGTGGACATCAGCACCACAGATCCGCGCGGGCTGGTGTGCTTCACGGGCGCTGCATGGAGCAGCGGCACGGTGGAGGGCGGCATCTCCGCCTACGTGAACGTGAACGCAGCCGGTGGCCTGCGCTTCTTCCGCAGCTTTGCCGACGCTGTGAATAACACACGCGCTAATGAGCTGGCACTGTATGCGTTCACCGGCGAGCCGATTCCGATCGAATGCCGCGTGCGCGATGTGTCCTACAGCGTGCTTGGGAACGTGGTGGACTACACGCTGGCCACCGACCGCGAGGCAATCGATACCACCTCACTGACAGACAAGTTTCGCCAGATGTACTCAGCCGGACTGCTCTCTGGCAGCGGCACGATCACCTGCGCTTTTGACTACACAACGGCTGGCGTTACCGAAACTCCCTTGCTGATGCTCCAGCTGATCCAACGCTTGGAGCTTGGCAGCTCGTTCGATTGCGCGCTTTACCTGACTGATCGGTCGGTGGACGCCACCGTTACCAACGTCTTCTACCAGTTCGATGCGATGGTGACGAAGGCAGGCGTACAGGTCACTGCCGGCGACATCATCAACTGCACGATCGACTTCGTTACCACCGGCGAGATCAGGCTGCTGATCGGCAGCATTGATGAGTACATCCTCAAGGAAGACGACGATCGGATCAATCTCGAGCAGTCGCTCGACTTCTTGCTTAAGGAAACTGAGGACTAACATGGGCCTAGCAGTGGTGCCCACGGAGGCTGAGCTTTGGCTGACCAGCGCATAACCCAGCTCACAGCCCTGCCCAAGGCATCGGTGGCAGCCACCGACGTGCTGCCCATTGCCGACATTTCGGCATCGCAGACGAAGAAGGTCACCGCCAAGGATCTGGTGGATGCCGGCCTTGATCTGGTCGATGCCAGCTCGATCGACCTTGCCAAGCTTGACCAGGCCAGCCTCACAAAGCTGGCCACCGCCGCGCTGGCCGACGACGCCATCACCAGCGCCAAGCTGGCTGACGGCAGCTCGATTGCAGTCAGCGCATCAGCACCAACAACTGACAACTTTGAGGGCCGCGGCTGGCTAAACAGCAGCACCGGCGTGCTGAGCGTGTTCCGCTCAGGCTCCTATATCGCCGTGGCACCATCGCTGGTTGATGGCTCCGTCACTACCGCCAAACTGGCTGACGGAGCTGTCACCACCGCCAAGGCAAGCAACCTCGGCACGGCAGCACTCGCTGATGGCGCCGTCACCTACGCCAAGCTGCAGGATGTTTCCGCCACCGATCGGCTGCTCGGCCGCAGCAGCTCGGGCTCTGGCGATGTAGAAGAGATCACCTGCACCGCAGCAGGCCGGGCGCTGCTCGATGACGCTGACGCTGCAACGCAGCGCGCCACCCTCGGCCTTGGCACGCTCGCCACACAGTCCGGCACTTTCAGCGGCACGCATAGCGGCACCACTTCCGGCACCAACACCGGCGACCAGACGATCACCCTGACGGGCGATGTCACCGGCTCTGGCACTGGATCATTTGCGGCCACCATTGCCTCTGGCGCAGTGGTAGAGGCAAAACTGGCCACTGGCGCCGTCACCACCGGCAAAGTGGCTGATGACGCGATCACCGCCGCCAAGCTGGCTGATCAATCGGCCGCGATCGTTGCAGCATCCACCCCCTCAGGATCTGGCGCATTCATCGGTCAGCAGTGGCTGAACACCAACACCGGCATCGAGTACACCTGGGACGGCACCAGCTGGGTGCGTCAGGCTTCGCTCGGCACCATCACCTTTGCTGACAGCAGCCCGCTGGCATTCTCGGTTGCCTATCCCGACAACTACAGCGCCATAATCACCACCACGCTCGACACGCAGAGCGCAGCGCGTGTGTTCGCTGGCCCAACTACTGGCGCCGACGCGGCGCCCACTTTCCGTGCGCTGGTGCCTGGCGACCTGCCGGACGCTACCGCCAGCACAAAGGGCGTCATCCAGCCTGGCACTGGCCTTTCGGTCAGCAGCGGCACGCTGAACCACAGCAACACCGCAACGGCTGGCACCTATCCAAAGGTGACCATTGACGCACAGGGCCACGTCACCGCAGGTGCAGCGCTGGCCGATACGGACATCCCCGAGCTTCCTGCCAGCAAGATCACAACAGGAACCTTTGGCACTGCGCTAATCGCAGATGATGCGGTAACCGGCCAGAAGTTGGCCAACTATTCGACGGCCAAGTTTGGCGAAACGCTTCCTGTCCCTGACTTTATCGGGCAGATTTTCTTCAATCCGCTCGACGAGGCGTTCTTCCTGTGGGATGGCAACGTCTGGCAGCCGTTAGGAATCTCGGCCGGTTCGGTGATTTTTGCTGGCACCTATGACGCCAGCACCAACCAGATTGCAACGGTTACCAGCGAAGGCTCAGCCATCGGACTGACGGTTGGCAACTCCCTTCCTTCAGCCAGCTCCAGCAACAACGGCTATTACGTGGTGGTGTCGATCGGCGGCACCGGCACCGCACCAGCGCCAACCGTTTCACTTGCGCCGCCCGACCTGATCCTGTCGAACGGCACGGTCTGGACCGAGATCGATGTCAGCTCGACTTTCATCGCTCAGTCGGCCAGCAACGTCAGCTTTGCGCCTGCCGCCAGCCTTGGCAGCACCAACGTGCAGGCCGCGATCGAGGAGGTTTCCAACGAGTGCCGCAACGCCGACAACATCACCAGCGGCACGCTGCTGGCCACCAAAGGCGGGACCGGCAACACCAGCTACACCAAAGGCGATCTGCTCGCGGCATCCAGCAGCACTGCACTGAGCAAGCTGGGTGTTGGCACCAATGGCCAGGTGCTGCGCGCCAACAGCGCCACCGCCACCGGCCTTGAGTGGGGGAACGATTTTGTCGGCACCGTCACCAGCGTGACGGGCTCCGGTGCAATATCCGTGGCCAATGGCACCACTACGCCGGCAATCAGCGTTGCAGCAGCAACCACCAGCGTGGCCGGCGTGGTGCAGCTCAGTGACAGTACCAGCACCACAAGCTCAGTGCTGGCGGCTACTTCAACAGCGGTCAAGTCGGCCTATGACCTTGCTAACGCAGCGCTTGCTCGCAGTGGCGGCACAATCACTGGCGAGGTGCTGATCGGCAATGCCGGCAGCCTGGTGTTTGAGGGCAGCACAAACGATGGTTTTGAGACCACGCTTGCCGTTGCTGATCCGACTGCAGATCGCACGATCACGCTGCCGAACAATACCGGCACAGTTGCATTAACCAGCGACCTCGACGACGGCACCTTCTGACGGTCCCGCTAGCCTGAGGCGATAACTTCCGGCCCCAAAGGAGGGCGTTAAGGAATGGCACTGCAGCACCTTCGTAGCAGCACTGCAAGCAAGCGGCCGACTCCCGCCGGCATGTCTGATGGCCAGCTAGCGCTTAACACCAACGACGGCAATCCTGGCCTGTTTTTCAAGGACAGCAACGGCGGCTTGGTAAAGGTAGGCCCTGTGCATGTCGGCACCACAGCGCCAAACGCATCACCTGCATCTGGTGGCAGCAGTGGTCACAGCAAAGGTGAGCAGTGGCTGGACACCAGCGGCACTAACCCAGTGTTGAAGGTGTGGGATGGCAGCGCATGGCAGAGCGAGGCAGGCGAGTTTGTCAACGCCTCTGGCGATTTAATGACCGGCGCGCTGGGCATCATCGCTGGCACAGTGTCAGCCCCCGGCGTGTACTTCAGCGGCGACACAAATACCGGCCTGTGGAGCCCCGGCGCTGATCAGCTTGCGTTGTCCACCAATGGCAACCAGCGACTGGCAATCGACAGCTCCGGTCGCGTGCTGGTTGGCTCTGGTACTGCCCGCGCCGTTGGTGGTGCTGTGGTGCCGACGCTGGCGATTGAAACACTTGGCCAGGCTGCGTCGTTTGTGCGCAACAGCGCCGACACATCGGGCGGCATCCTCGCGCTTGGTAAAAGCCGCAGCACTTCTGTTGGTGGTGTCAGCGCGGTTCAGCAAGAAGACATTCTTGGCGAGATTCGTTTTGCGGGTGCAAACGGCACCGACATGACCAGCATCGGTGCTCACATTCGCGCGATTGTGGATGGCGAGGTTGGCACTGCCGGTGATACGACTGATATGCCGACGCGGCTAGCTTTCAGCACGGCGCCAGATGGTGCGGCAACTGCTACCGAGCGGTTGGTAATTGACTCAAGCGGCAACCTTGAGATCAAGGCTCAGGGCGATTTGCGTTTTGCCGATAGCGACAACAGCAACTGGGTCGCACTACAAGCTCCAGCCACTGTTGCCACCAACGTCACCTGGACCCTACCCAGTGCTGATGGCACAAGCGGGCAGGTGCTCAGCACGAATGGCTCGGGCACGTTGAGCTGGGCTGCTGCAGGCAGCAGTCAGTGGACGACAAGTGGCAGCAACATTTACTACAACACGGGGTCAGTAGGGATTGGCGTTACTACAGTTGGCGATAAACTTCATTGCGACGGCACTTTGCGCCTTGGTGATTCAACTTGGTATCACACTTTTGGCGCTGGCACAGGCAACACCGAAATGGTGTTCACGGCTAATGCTGGACAAGGTAATGCCACCACAGCCGCAAACATTGTATTTAGAAGCTCCACGTCTGGTGGCGCAATAACAGAACGCGCCCGCATCGACGGCTCCGGCAGGTTGTTGGTTGGCACGTCTAGTTACGCTGGCAATGGCAAGCTAGTCACCGCAGGCAACACCGGCGGCGATGCTGGTACGTTTGATATTTGCTGGGCTGGATCGCGTCCAACGGCTGCAGATACCGACATTGGTTATATCCGCTGGTATAGCGCTGATAACTCCTCATCAAATGCACATTACGCTAGTATCTATGCGTCCAGTGACGGAGCCAGTTCTTCTGGGAGTGATATTCCAGGCCGCCTCGTATTCTCTACCACCGCCGACGGAGCAAGCAGCCCGACGGAGCGGATGAGAATCGTAAACACTGGCCAAACGAGAATTGGAACCAGGCTTGATGTTAATCCTGACCAGGACTTAGGTGG